CACTTGTCAATCGTTTATCACATTAATACTAAAAAAGCCACACCAGATAATTACTCTAGTGTGGCTTTTCCAACTATTTATGGAGATGAGGGGTCTTATTTTTGCTGATTAAGGTTGAATATAAATGTCAACAATCATTGTTCTATAGCCTTTTATGTTCATGTGTAATAGTGGTTGTACATTTCTTTTGTATCAATTTTGTATCAAAAAAAGCTGTATCACGTCTTACTCTCCGCGAAACAGCAATAAAAATTATATCATTTTTCTACTATTATATGGAACTTTTATTACATAGTAAAAAAGCCACTCTAGAGAAAATTAATTCTCCAGAGTGGCTTATTATATTTTATTTAAATGTACCCCATGGGGTATTACCTTGACGACAGACCATATAACCATATTGCCCATTAACTCTTGGCTGTCTAATCCAAACATATCCATCATGTCTACTGTAGGCATTATATTTAACTACAGAACCAGCTGGTAATGTAGTAATAATATCACTGGTAAGCTTAGCGCCTTTTCTTAAATTGATTGGTCGATCAGTAATAAATGTCCCGTTTTCTTTAATCCATTTATCTCCCAAATTGTCGACCCAGTTATTACTCTGAGGAGTAGTAACTGGCTGTGATACAGCTGTATTATCTTCTAGTTCTAATAAATTTATGTTTCCATCAACATTCAAATTTTTCCAATTATCTGTAAATTGCCAAATAATTACATCATTCATAGAAGGAAAATAATTAAAATTAGGTTCACTTACCGGTACTCCATTTCCCATAGGATAAGCAGCTACCCATAAGCTATTAGAATAAGCAGATGTAATTTTAGTTACATTCATATTATTACTCATAAGATATTTGCCTGAATAAAGAAGTGGCTTATATCCTGCTCTAGCAACCACATTCATAAATGTTAAAATTGCAGAAGTATTGTCAGCAGCATTTCTATTAGTGACATTACCACTCCCTGTTTCCCAGTCTGCTGCTAAATATGAACCTTGTGGTAAACCAGCTTGTTGAGCTGAATTCACAGCATAATCTCCTTCTTGTGAAGCTATATTACTATTATTACTAAAATTAGCATAGTGATAACCCATTGGCATCATATTGTTTTGTTTAGCACTGTTAATTTGGGCTTGAGCTTTAGGATTACGATAACCCAATCCTTCAGATACTTTAACAAGTGCAAATTTTGCTCCTGCTTGAGCCGCAGTAGTTAGGTCAGAACTATTATGACTTGAAACATCTACACCGTAATTTCTTTTTGCTACTTTATTCATTATTTCCACCTTCATCTGATAACTTCATTATAGTTACTGCTTTCTCAATTGCACCAGAGAGTTGGTCATCAGAAGGTACTGGTAAATGAGCATCAGTATAAAAATTCTTAATTTTAACTTTTGCTTGTTTCTTTTTCTCAGTACCTTTTTCTGAACTATCTTTTAAATCATAAACTGTATTAGTCGCAACTTGTCCTAAAGTATCTACTACAAAAGCTAAAGCATCCCCCTTTGCTCGTTTATTATCAATTTCAGTTTTATGGTTTCTATACCAAAAGACAAAATATGATACTGCCAATGCAACAACTACAGCAGACACATTTACTAAAATATTATTCATTATCTTTCCCACTTTCTAATTTATTGAGTTTTCTCTTTAACCGCTCATTGTCTTTTAAAAGCTTGTCATATGCTTCTTCTGCCTGAAGCCATCTTTTACGATATAGCTCTACATCTTCTTTTAGCTCTTCTTTCTTTTCCTTAGCATTCGAATAGTCAGTCTGTTTTAAAGTATTAAAAATTGTTAATAATCCCACAACACTAGAAATAAGAAGCGCGATCTTTTGAACAAAATCAATCCATTCTTGCACTTCCTATCCCTACTTTCTTTTCAACCCTGGCGATCTTGATGCACATACTTGAACTAATAGTAAAATTCCAAACTGATAAATAGCTGCCATTAATAATGAATAATTCTGAAAAGCTAATACATACCCAATTTCTAAAACAATAAGAATGGTCAAAAGAAAAGCGCTGGTAGTTAGCAGACAAATATTTGCTAGCGGACTTTTAGCACCGGCTAAAACGTAAGCAAAATAAAAGACGCCTATCACAATTGCAATAGCGTCAATCAAGTCATTATTAAAAAAGTTAGTCCATTCAGGTGGCCATAAGAAAAAATCATCACAAATTAGGAGAAATCCACCAGATAAAACTAGCATCAAACCAATAATTAAGTGAAGTGGATTATGTTTTACATTTTCCCATAATTGCTCAACTTCTTTGCTCATTATGATTCACTTGCTTTCTCATCACTTTCTGCCATAACTTCATCTTGTGCAGACCATACTTTAGCCTGGAAATCTTGTAAATCTTTTCGTACAGCAGATTTATTTTTATCGTATAAGTCTCTGTCGGTGATAATCATATTGATATTATCGCTACCACCGGAAGCATTCGTTTCATAAATATTTGCATTAAAAGTAGCTACTTGCTTATCTTCTACTATTGAACGACCTGAAATTGCGATTGATTTACTTGTTCTTAACATCTTTATTATTCTCCTTTTCTGCCTTTAATTGGTTTACTTCTTGAGTTAATTCATCAACTTTTACTTCTAAGACTGCATTATTGTATTCACTAACTGCTAGTTTATTAATTAATTTTTGTGAAATTGCGTTGTCATTATTCATTTATTTGTTTCTCCAATCTATTTACTTTATCTTTTAATTTCTTAATTACTGGTAAAAGTGCCGGTGCTATTCTTTCATACTGAATACCTTCGATTTCATGGTTTTTTGGATTTCGGCTAACTAGAAGATCTAATCCTGCATCCGCCAAATCTTCTGCAATCATACCAAAGTATTTTTCAGGTTTGATATGACGTTTACCTGCTTCATATCTCTCTTTTTGTCCTTTGTCCGTCCAGATGGCTGTAGGCAAGTTTAAAAGTTTATCGCCATATTCGGTTGAATAGCTGCGTTGAATATTGGTTTTGTATTTTGATGCTGATGTTGACCGCACTAGAGCACCATCATTTGCTATATGTACATTCGCTCCTGCACCTGTTGTATGACGCCAAGCAGTAGGAATATGAACATATTCACCCTCAATTATTATTCGATTTCCATACCAAATAGGATTAGCGCTTTTAGAACCTATAGCTATATATGGCGAGCCAGTTATAGCGACTCCACCATCATTTGGATCCATAATGTCATGCATGGTACTCATATCCGTCCCGCCTTTTAGGAAGATACCACGATTAGCACCTCCTATTACGGTGGGCATCCAATTGCCGGTTCCCTTACCAGTAAATAAACCAGAAAAATCAGCAGTACCGATTGGATTTGCAGCAAAACCTGCCGCTCCTCCTGCATTAGCCTTATTTGAAACTGTTACACTATCTCGTCCAATTAGACTAGCACCAGCCCAAGCATTTCCCGTTCCTCCACCATTAAAAATACGGAAAAACCAATTTCCATTGGTATCAAAAATATTGGGCTGGGTTAATTGTAATTCTCCATCTTTTAACAATGCTCGCGTACCCCAATTTGCAGTAGAAATATAATTTTGATCAATATTTATATCTAATGTATTGTTCCAATTATGGATACGTCCATGCTGAAAGTTAACATCTCCACTATTAAGGTTGATTTTTAAATTAGCACCATTAATAGTACCAGTGGTGATGTTGTTGGCATTTAAGTTGATTACGTTAATCCTACCTGCGTCAAGTGTACCGGTGTTAATCTTGTCTGCTGAAATGTTAGTGATTGCTGCGTTAGGGATGAATGCTTTACCTGAAAAAATAGTAGAAGAAGCATCCATGTAGATTTTGTCATTCTGAATTAATGTAGTGCCGGCGGACATGTTGATTTGTGCAAGGATTTTGTCTTTAGATACTTTATCTTCTGGTGATGGAGACCACGGCGTAGCAACTGTCCCTTTTTCAAATTTAACATTATGCCATTGTAACCATCCACCTTTTGCATTATTTACCCGAAGTTGAACATTATAATAATTATTTTTCCAAGTGTAGACCATATCTTCAGTTAACTTAAAACTAAATTTAAATTCACCAAATTGAACATTATTTGATGCTGTAATTCGTTGGTTATCTGGTCCAAATTGGCTACCATTCCATACCGTTTTATTACCAAAGCCTTGAAGATAAATATGCATATTATTGCCGGATAATCCCTGGTATTGATAAGCAACATATCCAGTAATCCAATCTCCAACATGTAGATCTGTGAAATAAACTTGAGTGATTATTTTTGTTTGATTGCTTGCTCCATTAAAGTTATTCCAACCTGAATCTCCCCATATATCACTAGTACCACGAGCCAAATTTTTCCCACCACCAATTGAATTTTGCAAATTAATGTTAAAATTATTTGCATTTTGAGTGATTTGGCTTTGTAAATTATTAGTTCTATTAGTTACTTCCGTTCTTATAGTTCCAGCTGTCTGACTTATCTGCGATTGTAGATTTGTTAAGTTATTCGAAACTGTAGATTGCAATCCTTTTACAGTTTGACTTAATTCTGAAAATGAAGTTTGTGTTGCGTAATCTTCGGGAGCTGGGCACCACGTTGTAGCAAGTGAGCCTGATTCAAGTTTCAAGTTAGCAAAATATATTGATCCACCTGGTAAGCCATTATTGCTATTGTTATATAACCTAATATTTGAAATCGTAGAATTTTGCACTAATGTAAAACGCATAGTATGCGTCTTCCAAGAATAAGTAAGAGCTACCGAATCACTTTGGAGAACTTTTTCAGAACCATTTACAGTAGCAGTCAATTGCAAACAAAAAGAACCATTAGGAGTATTATTAACACTAGCTAAGAAACTCATAGTATATGTTCCTGCTGGTAAATATATGGTTTGGTTGAAGTTCAATTTTGAATTATTCCAACTATTACCATATATATGTGCAACCATTGTCTTTATTAAAGCAAAACCAGCATTATTCGAATAATTACTTTTAGGCTCGAAATTCCATCTACCTTTCTGTTCACTAGAAAATCCATTGAAATCATATGTGTTAGTGAGCAAATTTACTCCACCACTGTTCGCTGAATTAATCATAGGCTGAGCAGTTTGTTGAACCTTTTGAGTAAACCCGTTCGATGTTTGAAGAAAGCTACTGTTAGTCAAAATATTAGTCAGTCCGTGCCAATTGCCATCATTTTTAATAGAATTGATGGCATCGTTCTTCGCAGTATTAGCTTTACTATCAGTTTCAATCTTTGTGTAATAAGAACTAAATTTTTGATTGTTGGCAGTAATTTGAGCTGATAACTGTGATAATTCATGTTTAGTATCTTCAAGCGAACTGATATGTCCCGTAGGTGCTACATCCGATTGAACTAATGTGTATCCAGCAACATACGCCGAACCGCCTTTACTTTTACTTCCTTCTACCCTGAGACCACTATAGGTTTCACCATCCCCCATAATTTTATATGTATGCCAAACCCAGTGCTTAGCAGCGCCTCCAAAATATGAATAATCCTCAGTATTTTGTCCTATAAAAACTTTAGAATGCGATAGATCATTACCTTTCTTCACACCAAAAATATTTATATTGCCAAATGGACTTTCATTATATTTATCTGTACATACATAAAAACCAAACCAATAGGGTTTATCTTTTTCTAAAATTACCTCCTGATCCGAGTAAACGCTTTGCCAGTCACTCCAAACATGTCCCATGTGAGTAAGTTCAGTATGATTTAAGATCATGGGAATATAGTTACTCTTAGCAATATCTTGTATCTGACCATTATTATTAGTTTGATAATCTTTAAGATCTCCTGTATTAGCCAATAGATTCTCTGCACCTATTTTTAGGTTGTTCATTCGATCTGCAATACTATTAATATTAATCTGCAAGCCATTAGCCGTAGCTTGAACATCGATGGTCTTTGCATATCCATTTAAATCACTAGCCACTAACTTAGCGTTCAGTGCATTATTAGTAGCACTAACAAAATTAGCATACGTAGAATTATCAACCTTGCCAGATAAACTAGTAGAAAGCTTTTTGGCATCTACCTTAATTTGTGCTATATCTCCCTGAGCATTGCCTAATGTAGTCTGTAGCCCTTGCACAGTAGCCTTAGTTTGATTTACATCCCCAGATAAGTTAGCTAAATCAACGGTTACACCATGAATGTCTGTAGTGATCTTAGAGATATCCTTACCCTGCTGAGTAGCTTGATTTTTTAACTCAGTAACAATATTTTTCTGCTCATTTACCTTAGTAACAACATCAGATACTTGATTAGTAATATCAGTGACTTTAGAAATTACAACAGTATTTACACTAGTACTCAATCCATCAATCTTTGAATTTTGCCCAGCTATACTTTCATTAAGTTCAGCAATATCGCTATCAGCTTTTGCAAGATTATCTGCTATTTCTTTCTTAGCATCTTTCAAGCCGTCTTGTGCTTCTTTTACCTCTTTTTGAACTGTATGAAGTTCAACTGTGGATTGAACAAATTCCCATTGACCATGATGCCAAACCCACATTTCTGTTTCGCCATTGCCTAGATTTAAGAAAAGATTGTCACCTTCATTAGCCCAATTGGGTTTTGTATTACTATAAAAATTTCTATTTTTACCATTAGCAGCAATTGCAGCTGTATTAGCTATCATTGTTGCGTCTTGAGAAATTTGAATAGCATTTGAAATTGCACTAGTTATTGAGCGACTACTAAAATCATCCCCCATTTCAACAGTGTTTCGATTTTCATCTTTTAAATTATGATGAACTTTGTAAACACGCGTAAAGTATTCAATTCCTAAGTCATGCCTAATAATTGCAATAGTATCACCTAGTTGCAGATTGCCAACGTCAGTTACCTCCGCTTTAAAAGACACTTTTGGTCGCTTGGCTTCTAGTAACGCTGACCATGTTGCATTAATTAACTGATTAGGATCTTCAATATCTTCAAAAGTTACTAATCCAATTCTAGGATGCCCATCACTAAAACCATATACGGCGGTGGCCTTAGGATCTTCTACATATTCTTGGCCTTTAGGTTTATTAACTGGAGCGCCTGCTGACGTCTTCCATTCAACATCGGCAAAAGTCAATCTTCTACCATAGCCATCATCAGAAGTATCTTCCGTGTCTTGACCAGAAACTTGAACACCTTTACCACGACCTACTAAGGCAGTAACTAAATTTTGACTATCTTCTTCACGAGTAACAGTTAGTAAATTTGAACCGTACTCAAATCTTTTCCCTGTTCTTCTACCTTGTTGTTGATACAAGTTAACTCTTCGACCAGTAATTTTTTGTGTTACTGGATCAAGCTGAATAGTGAAAGTAAGTTCAACTTTAAAAAGATCAACAACCTTCTGAATTGCTTCAAGAATCGTCACATAGTAAAAAGTTGTACTTTGAATACCCGTGTCTTCTACATAGCCTAAACTCCAACGTGTATTTTTAAGTACTTGCTGAAGCATTTGAGCAGCATTCATTTGATGTGGTCTTATATCTTTAATGTATTCATATGATTTAAGTTCATCATAGGCTGATTCAACAGCGCTATATTCTACTCTATCCTTTTGAATATCTTCAGAAATAATCTTAAACATTAAAAAATCATTCCCATGATATTCAGGAATGAGAATATAGTAAATATTACTGTCTAATCGTTTTTGAAGTGGCAAACTAAACTTTAACTCACTAGCTGTATTAATTGCTTCATCTAAATTAGATTCAATAGTTTCATCATTATTTAGCAATTTAACTGTTTGCTGTCCTTTATTCAATAAATAAAAAATCAAAGTCGTTTCACCTCATAATCTAATTCATATTTTCCAGTAATATTTGTTGTAATCGTATCACCATCGGCTATGTAAAAATCTCCAATATTTGAACTCAAATCAATATCCATTAAATGAGATACCTTATTTACATAGAACTCTAACTTTTTAAAATCAAAAATAATCTCATTACCACTTGAATATGATACCTTTGCACTGATCGACTTATGCTGCTTAGCATTATTGATAGAAATATTTGCTCCGCCAGCAGTGGGAATAAACTTCAAAATAGAAGGTAAATTAGGGTATTGCAATTCGCTATCATGAATTGTAATTGTTGTTCCTGTACCTTCTATTTTTTTGATTTCAGATAATTTATAGGGATTACTTACTGTAAAACTAATCTTCCCAGTAGTGGAATATAGTGGGTTATCAAGAACAAAATTGTCTACTGTTCCAATGTAGTAATAATTCTGTTCGTCATTAAATTTGATCTTCTTTTGAGGAGGGTAAAGAATTCGTTTAATCTTAGAAACCACATTTTCATATTCACTAGCGTTATCACAATCCAGAAAAAACTTAACTTCAAGTTTTTTATCAGTAAATCTTGAACTCAGGTATTGCGATCCATCAGAGGATAATTCAGCCATGTTAAGTGATCTACTAAAATCATCTCGACCACTTACAGTCAATGTTTTAAATTCAGCAATCTCATCATCTAACCAATGCCCATCATAATTTAAAGCGTCAGCTGGTCTAGTCTCCACAGTGGGAGACCGTGCTAGTTCTAAATCTCTAAATTTATACATGATAACTACCTCCTAAAATTTATAATTACGTTTGAATTCTGCCTGTTTGCCTTGTTCTCTACTAATATCATCCACAAATGTTCTATACTCAGTTCCACCAAGAGTTAAATCAATATAAGCCGGTTGCTTTTCTAAACTCAAGCGTTGGTCAACATTAGCAGACAAAGAATTACGCATATTACTATTAAGTTGACTGATCTGCCAATCTAACCTTTGCGTATTCAAATTTGGTGCATTAAATGATGTACCAGCTATATCATCAGCAATTCCACCTATAAAGGATTGAACATCACTGTAACCATTTTCTAATCCTTTTTGGAAACCACTCATAATGTAGCCACCAGCTGGAATTAATAAGTGTAAGTCGTATTGCTTTGGCCCTTTATGGCTTTGAATCCATGAACCAATTCCTGAGACAAAAGATTGAACGCTTCTAAATGCGCTTTGCAATCCTTCTAAAAATGAATTGATAATTCTAAAGCCTTGGTTAAACAATGAAAAGTTAAATGCGCCTTTTATCAAATTCACTCCGATATTGAAGATATTCTGAACTCCGTTCCATCCATTACTAAATACACCCTTAACGCCATTCATAATATTAGAAGCTAAATTCAAAATGGCTCCTAAACTGTTTGAAATTATTCCTTTAATACCGTTCCAGACTGATGATGTAATACCTCTAATTCCATTCCAAATTGAATTCCATATTCCCCGTATGCCATTTAATACAGAAGAAATAATAGATTTAACCCCATTAAAAATAGTAGAGGCAAGAGATTTAATACCATTCCAGATTGTGCTTGCTACATCTTTGATCTCATTCCATGCGCCAGACCAATTACCTTGAATTGCCTGAGTTACTGCTCTAATAATGCCAGCTATGGCATTGATAGTGGTAGAAACCACAATAGAGATAGCTTTCCATATGGTTGAAATAATGGTAGTTAAAATATTCCAAGAAGTTTGCCATATTGATTGAATGATACCCATAATAGTTTGAATTGTGCTAGAAATAACGCCTAAAGCAGTTGAAACAACCGTTTTAATGTTTTCCCAGATTCCACTAATTATGGTTACTAAACTATTCCAAATAGTTTGAGCTATGGTTACGATATTTTGCCAAGTAGTCTGTAACATTGTTGATAAAACTTGCCAAGCTACTTGTGCAGCAGTTTGAATTGCGTTCCAAACTGCTTGAAATACTGCAACTAAACCATTCCAGATTGTTTGAGCAACAGTAATAATTCCTTGCCATAAGGCACTAAAGAATTGTGTTAATCCCTGCCAAACAGCTTTTATTGCTTCAATTATCGGAGTAAAAATAGCTACTAAACCATTCCAGATTACTGTTGCAGCCGAAACAATTCCTTGCCATAGAACACTAAAGAATTCGGTTAATGCACTCCATAAGTTCTTAATTGATTCAATGATTGGCGTCATGCCTTCAACGAATGAATTCCAAACATTTTGACATGCGTTTTTTATCTCATTCCAAAGATTACTAAAGAAATCTGTTAATCCATTCCATGCATTTTGAACTGCTTGAACAACTGGTGCCATAAATTCAGAAAATCCACTCCAAGCACTAGTTGCACCATCTTTAATACCAGTCCATAAATTACCGAACCATTCTTTAGTACTATCCCATCCTTGCTTAACGCCTTCACTTGCTTGACTAATTGTGGAAGTAATTCCTTCCCATACAGTACCAGCTAATTCTTTCAGGTTATTCCAAGCGTCTGATAAGAACTTTGTAAAATTCTGCCAGATTTGTTGTCCCATTTTTGTCTTAGTAAAAAATAGAACTAATGCAGCGACAACCGCTGCTATTGCAATAGCAATCAGTGCATATGGATTCATCGCCATAACTGCATTAAAAGCTGTTTGGATCCCTGTTGCAATTTTTGTAGCCGTACTAAAAGCAATTTGCGCAACTCTTGCAATTTTAGATTTACTTGCCAACTCTCCTAATGCTGTTGCTGCACCTGAAATTCCTTTACCAGCATTCAATGCTTGAGAAACTACACCAATGGTTGAAGCTAAATTTCCTAATCCTTTAACAGTTCCCCCTATAACTCCAGTAATTTTACTGAAATTAGTTAAAAAACCACCCATGGCAGTCATTGCCGGTCCAATTACAGGACTTAAAGCAATAAAACCACGAGTTACTTGTGCTAAAGCGTCATCAGAATCTTTTGCCCATTCAAGCATGTGGTTAGTATTATCTAACATTGAGCCTGCTATTCCTTGATTAGATTGCATAACTGAATTTCTTAAGGATTCCCAGTTACCTCCAACCTGTTCAACCTTAGCACCAATATTTTTCTGCATTTCACTAGCTTGAGTATCTAGTGATTTAGTTGCTGCTTCTGTTGATCCTGCTGCTTTATCTAATGCACCACTAAAGGCATTCCAAGAAGTAGCAGTATTTCCAGTCTTATCTTTTACAGAATCAAGAAGTGGTAGCATAGCCTTCATACCAGCAGTACCCCATAAATCTTTAAGTACAGCGTCTCGCTGTTCCTTAGACATATGGGCTGTAGCATTAGCCACATCTTCTAAGATTGCTGGAAGTGGTCGCATGTCTCCTTGAGCATCACGAACTTTTAATCCTAAAGCTTCCATAGCACCGGATGATACTTTAGTTGGTGCCATCATTTTCAGTAAAGCAAAGTTTAAATCTTGTGCTGCATTAGCTGCGGACATACCGTGATTAGTTACTAAACCAATAGCAGTCGACATATCACGCATACCATAGCCTGCCATGTTAGCAGTTGGTCCCAAAGTACCGATAACTTCCTGCATGTCCTCAACAGACGCATTTGATAAGTTGGCTGTTTGAACTAAAATTTCTGCTGCTTGTTCGGGAGATTTTAAAGATTTACCCCAAACATTCATTGCAAGCTGAACAACACCAGCGGTGGCTTGTAAATCTGAACCAGCAGCAGTTGCTGCTTTGGCAATCGCTGGGAATTGTTGTTTTAAATCATCAAGGGATGCACCGTTTCTTGCCATTTCAATCATGGCATCGGCCGCATCTTGTGCGCTTAATGGAAGATCGGCACCCATTTTATTGGCTACTTCTGACAATCCAGCAATATCTTTACTTGTACCGCCTGCTACAACAGCTGCGGTGTTCAAAGATTGCTGAAATTGACCAAAGGACTTAACGGAGTTCATTCCCATAGCAGTAGTAGCTGCACCAGCCACCATCATCCCTTTACCAATTCCAGATAAATGTTTTTGAGCATTATTACCAAAGTTTTGGATTTTAGTACCAGCATTAGCTACACTATTACCCATGTTTTCTAAACCACTACCGAAATTTTGCATTTGGCTATTCATGCCATTGGTTGAATTGCTAAAACTTTGCAGTTGTCTAGTAGCATTCTGTAATCCAGAGCTAAAATTTAAATCTTTTAAAGCTAAAGTAGCTTGTATTAGGTTATCTGCCATCTGGTACCTCCTTCCTATCCTTTAGTGGAATTATCTTCCCTGCTTTCTTTAGTCGTTTGAACTCTTCAAGTCTCTTAGTAAAAATCTGTTCAATATTCAATTTTTCTTGAGAACGTGGAATATAGTCAGGTTCATAAGCCGATCTAACTTTATCGACCATTTTTTGAGCATCAAAAAACTGCTCAAACTTCCCATAGTAAGGTTTAGGATGTTTCTTACTTCCTTTAGTAGCTTGAACAGTTTGATTAAGAAAAGCCTGCAAATGCAGTCTTTCTTGAATTTTGATTTGCTGAAGGCTATAAGCCTCCATTCTTAGTTGGTATTCAGCTAATGTCATATGCCGAATATCTTTTAGTGAGTGAAAACCTAGATATGCTAATGAATTTAACAAGATTTCATGATATTCCTGTTCACTCGTTTTATTTTCATGCCTATCTAGTTTTTGAATTTTTTTGCTGCTAACTTTACAGCATTAGCTTCTGATAGTTCCTTAAGCACATCAGTAAACAACTTTTCAATATCAGTTTCGGGATCATCAATTAGACCATCTACTTTAGCTAATGAAACTGATGGCTCTGCTGCACATTGAATTACTTCTGATAAAACAGCTGGGTCATATGCATTTAATGCTGGTAATGCTTTAGTTAAAGCCATACCTAAACTAAAACCAGCTTGATTAGACATTCCATACTTTTCATCAAGATCTCTTACGAATCCAACGCCAAAATTTAATTGATATTTCTTACCTTCAATTGTGATTTCCATTATTTCTTATCTCCTGTATTTTCTGTTTGCTTTGATTCTACTTTAGGCTTTACTCGCTGGCTGGGTATCTGTACCGGAACCACGATCTTTGGCATCCCAAGCTACACCTTGACCAGTTTGGTCACTATCAGATACCACACCCATTCCACGGAATACGTATGCTAATTCTTCTTCTGCTTCATCTGGAAGAGTTAACCAACCTCGTTGTGGTTCTCCATCAATAGTAAAAGTAACATCTCGTGTTGAATTATCGTCTGGATCGTTATCATTACTGTCGTCTGAAACCATTCCACGCATGTACCAAGCGTAATACTGACCTTGAGAGTTTTTACGCTTACGATAGACAACCCAAACTTCGATTTTCTTATTCTTGATAAGAGATTCATATAAATCATCTGAAACTTTAGAAATATTATTTACAAACTCAACTTCCAAATCAGTTTCTAATGCACTTGTTGTTGAAACCACTCCCGATTTAGTCTTAGTAGTATCCGTATCTCTTTGCGGTTCAAAACTCAAAGAAGTTTGATAAGGAATCAACTGACCTCTTTCTTTGGTTTCATTTTCTTGTAATCGTACATATGCCAAGGTATCCATACCTTGCAATACTTGAATTTCACTTGCCATAAATTTATCCTTCCTATCTGCTTTCAAAAATTAAAGACATAACACCATGAAGTAAATCATGATCTGTTGAATTATCATGTAAAATCTGACAATCACTTTCATTCACACGTTTAATAAAACTCCAATTATCAGTATTTATTCTCGTAACTGAATCAATTTCATCAATAATCGAATCAACAGAAAAACGGCTGTCAGAATCTCCCCAGACGTCAATATCAACGTCACAAATAACTCCAATAGCCGTTTTTAAATTTCTATGTCTTTTGTGAATTGGTCCCATAACTATAAATGGATACGGAACTTCTTCCTCTGGTAATTTTTCATAGACTGTATACCCCATTTTCTCTAAATTGAAATAAATAGTGTCATACAGTTCCTGTGTAATTGATGGTTTAATCATTCATCAAACCCTTTAATTCTTTAATAAAAATTTGTCCTTGCGTTCTAAAGGCTGGTATCAAAGCTGGTCTTTTAGCCATAAATCTTGTTCCCATTTCAAGATATGGTGAGTATTTTGTATGCGCACCAACAGAAGCAGAATAACCACCTTTCTTAATTTGAACAGTAACACTCTTACTAGTTGCTCCAGTAGGTTTTACGAATACTTTTCCTCTGCCCTTTTTCCATTCATAGTGACCAGTATAAACACGTGACATATTATTCTTGGTTCTATCAGAAAGATCAGCACCGTTGCGTTTAACAATAGTTCTAGACTTTCTTTGATATTGACCACCTTGCAACTTTCGTGAAAGTTTTTCAGTACCTGCCACACTCATACTAATTCTTGGCATTATTTTCACCTACAATCAAAGCATATCCTTTAGATGGATTTAAACTTGAAAGCAAAAAATATTTATTTTCATCATTTTTGAGCATTAAAAAAGACCATTTTTCTGGTGGTTTGTTCATCAGTCTAATGGTCTTTCTTCCTTCTTTAAATGCTCCAAAAATTTCCACTTGACGTGTTAATCCTAAGTCAGTAACATTAGCCATCTCTTGATCAACTAATTTTGTACCACCCTCATATTGATGTGTACGAGGGTTATACTTCTTTTCTTCATTACTGAAAAAATTAACTTTCGTATCATATCTCATCTTACTCTTACCTCATAGGGATTGATGAAATGAACTTTACCAAGTGATTTTTCATTTTTATTATTATCTACTCGCCATTGTTGAATATCACTACTAAAATCATCGAAATCACTTGAATTAAAAGTGATTGATTCACCTTCTTGAGAATATGAAGTCATTCCCTCGTTTTTCAAACGATTAAATCTTTTAATAGCTACTTCAACTAAAACATAATTAAGTTCTTTGGGAACTTCATCAGCAGATAATTTAAAACATAAAGCCTGTTCAGTATTTTCAATAATGACGCTGAGTAAATTATCTTGATCATTATCTTTTAAACCAAGCAATGTTTTAATTTTATCAATTACTTCCACATGACCACCTACTCTACAAGTTTAAATAAGTCATCTCTTGAAGCATTTTCATCAAACGAAATATTTTTCTTAGTTAAGTAAGCCATAATGTCTTCCTTTGATGAGTTAGCCTTTGGTTTAACTTCTTCATTGTTATCAGTTGGTTTAACTTCTTGTGAAGTCCCACTTGATTTAGAAAAATCAGTTTGAATAATTCCGTCAAGAACTTCTGGGAAAATCTTAGTTGCTGATAAGGTTACAGTGTCATAAGAAACATTGTCACTCTTAGAGGTATGCATAATTCCGATTAATCCAGTTGCATCAGTAGTAAAATCAAATGCTTGACTTAATTCCCCATTCACTGGAGCATAAGCTACGTTTAAGTTCAATGCAGCGGTTGTTGCTACTTTACCTTGAGGAACACTACCAGAAAGAATAATAGTATTAAAGCCTAAGAAGTTTTGAATGTATTGTAATCCAAATGCAGTTTGTGTTTGAATTTGAGTTTCACCTAAATGACTATAAAAATCAATTGGGTTAACGAATGCTACTGATTGAATATCCATATCTTCAAACTTAATAGCCAAGTTAGCTAAAGATAAAGCAAGAGCCATTTGGAAATTATCAGCTGTCACTTTAGTTGCACCATCGCCATTAGCAACAATATCAAATAAATCCTTTTTGATATCCTTTTGGTTCATCTTAAGTAGTTCATTATCGGTATCAATAACCGCAGCTGAAAAACCTGAACTTTGAATTGCTTCAGCTGTAATTTCTTTACGGTGCTTTTTAAAATCCAAATCAATTGTACGATCTAATTTCTTAGTTACCTTAGATAAAGGAATTACTTCACCTTCTGCAACTGTACCATCTGCTACATTAACTTCAGATTTATAGATTTTAATTTGACTACCAACCATCATAGATTGCTTACGTGTAACACCTAATACCTTTAATAAAGTAGTTAAGCCTGAATTAAATTGATTGGTAAAATCAATGGATTGTGGTTTTAAATCATCTTTTACTGTAATATTTTCTGTCGCCATTTATATAGTCTCCTAATTAAATAAATTCATATGTGTTCTAATCATATTTACTCGTTCAACAGGATCTTGAATTTTTTCAATCTGTTCACGAGTAAGAGTGTCATTATTCGTCCGTGGTGTTTTTCCTTTTCTGAAATCATCACGTACTTCATCACGGATACTCTTAGCAATTTCAGCTAACATTTCGACATTAGCCTTAGTTGTTTCAGCATCCCCGGTAACAACCAAATCAAGTTGCTTATCAGTTAAAGTTAGATTATTTTCACTAAGCATATCTCGGGCTTGATCACGCATTTCATAGCGTTGCAGCTTGGCCACCGCATCATCACGTTCTTTAGCTGTTTTATCAAGTTCATAATCTTTCTTTTGATCAGAATTCATTTTAGCTAACTTAGTTGCTTCATCCTTTGCCTTGCTAAGCTGTTCAGCCTGATTCTTGCGTTCTCGTTCGATACGCTTATTAATCATTTCATTAACTTCTTCTTGCGTAAAAGTCTTAAAAGATTCATTTGTTTTATCCGCGGTTTTGGAATCTGTCTTAACTTCTTGATTTTCGTTTTCCATAAATAAATCCTCACTTTCAGTTAGTGGTTAACTTTCTACTCAGCAGCTTCTTTAATGCCTTGCCACAGGAAAAAAGGCAAAATAAAAACGACTATCGAAATAGTCGCTTACTATAATTTCTCTTTTTCATAATCATCTAAAGTAATTCCAAAATACATTTTAAATTTAGAATTATAATCACTATTTATTTCCATTAAATTAATGTATACCTGTTCATCACTATTAAATTGAGATAATACATTATAATCAGCAAAATCTTCTAATCTAATGGAATCTTTTACCACTATATGATGATCTTGAGTTTCAAATACTTGTTTAAAATCTTGATTATCTATAAATCTTTTAATCCTAACGGGTGGAATAAAACTTAGTAATAATTTTTGTTTAAGACTTCGGTTGTACATAAACGAATAATTTACCTCCATCATTTTTTACATAAAAATCTTGACCACTTTTTACTAAAAACTCTTTTTCATCACAAAACATCCTAGCAGCATCCCGTCCAAAATAAACGCCTTTCGTTCCTTCTGGAATGTAGTAAGTAATTTTATAATCACTCTTGAAACTACCATTAAATGGAGATGTACTTTTCATATTTTTAAAGATATGTTTCTTACCATCTTCTGCATATTTAGTATAAGCTTCATACTCTTTTTTATTAACATAACGTTGAGTAGTAAAAGATTTTAACTTAGGAGCTTTATCTATAGCAGCATTAAGATTTTTATCAATGCTTTGATATCTCTTTACTGCCATATCAATCTGCTCTTTCGTATATTTATCTTTCCATCCTTTTGTGCCATCTCTCAACCAAGCATTATATCCTTCTGAACCAGAAATATACTCACCAACGGCTTTCTTTTCTGGTTCTTCTAAAGATTGATACCACTCATTAGATTTCTTATTAAACAGAGCTTCATCAGCATTAGTAAATTTAGAAATTTCGTAAAATGGATTCTTTTTTTCAACCTTTTCATCTTCTGTTTTTTTTACAGAACTTTCTTCATCAAGCCAATAAGCTCCAATCGAGCATCTACAATTGGGATGAACTGGAATATCAGGACAATCATCAACTTCATAAATTCCTTCTGGCAAGTTTCCGCCAGAATTACTATGAGCAATTTCACGACAATACTTGCATGCTCCAGGTTCTATATACCACTTACAATACTTATAATCATTTTGCTTTAATGATAAAACTTGCGCTTCATGCTGGACTCTTGACGATTCAGTTCTTGCAATTCTTTCAGCAGCATAAGCAGAATTCTTAACTGTACTTTTAACTAATGGCTTTAAATATTTAACCATTTCTTTGGGATTGTCACCGCGTATCATAGCTGTAGCTAGTAAGCCATCTAATCGAGCTTTTAAATTATCAATATTTGCCCATATATTTTTACTAAATGCTCCAACTGCAATGTTGGCCGTAGCACTATCAACAACCGCAGGAGACGTCCAAATATTATTACTGGTGGTAGCTTTAAGAATACCAGCCTGCCTTTTCATTTCATCAAAATAATCTTTGTACACTTTATCAGTGATTTTAGTTTCAACATCCATCCCTAACTCAAAAAGATGTGTTCCTACCTCTGATTTTAGAAGTTCAAGCTGATTAATTCTCATTGTGGCATTGTAAACCTTCAATCTCTCATTAATCTCTTGAGGAAAGTCAGAATACTTAATCTTCTTACCCGCTGCTCTCATTATATTAGCTCTATTAACTACTTGTTGGGCTAATCTCTCATATTCACTCATCTGGTCAGCAGTAACTAAATTACGAATGCCACTAATACGGGTTAATTCATGTTCAATTTGCTTATTAATATTATCTACAGCGATCTGATATGAACGATCAAGGACCTTATTAAATCTACTATCCTTTTGCAGCTGCTTTAATTGCCACCTACGTTCATTAATGGCACGCAGTTTCCAATAATTATTCCTCTTCTTCATCGTCCTTATCCTCGTTTACTAAATCAGGATTAGAACCAATTGCATCTTGAGCTTGTTTGATTGCCTCGGTCTTTTCCTTAGTAATTTCATCAAGTTCTGCTTGAGGATCAGTAACAGTAGAAATCATTGAAAGTTGTGTCTTATGAGAAACAATACCTTCAGCATTTTTAGCAGTTGAAACTTCATCAGCTAAGTTAGCAGGAATATTTCTCGTAAATTTAAAGGCTAAATCTCGCCAAGCTTCTGGATCATCTAAAACATTTGTAAATGAAGAAAAGATAATCTTATACAGTTTACGCAAACCTTGAGTAAATTTACGTTCTTTAGTCATTGCCCGATTTTCCATCGGCATTAATTTATATCTGATAGCCACTCCTGAAGAATTACCAGAAAAGGCTTCATCTTTCATATCTGGAATACCAGTATCCTCATGAATAGTTTGATTAAGATGTTCGATCATATGCTCCTGGATATTGTCACCATCTGGGCGTTCTAGGAAACCAATCTTCATGTTAACGGCATCAGTTCCATCAACTTGAATAAACCGATTAAGACGCATTACTTTAATTTCATCTTGTTCAACGTGACCACCTAATAAATACATATAGCTATCAGCTAGGTAATTAATATTGTCTAACTTTTGGCTCAACGTATCGTCTAATGCATCAACCAAAGTTAAAATACCGCCACCATATAAGGATTCACGTTCTTCTGTTTCATAAAATTCAACTGCTGGAACTTGACCATAAATATTAACTCCATCTTTGGATTCGTTTCCATCAAAAATGTGATCAATTAAAGAATCGTTTATTAAATCAACTACATGGTTTGCATACCAAACAGTCGCATTCAATTCTCCCTTGCTTGTTCTGTAATATCGAACAAAAGCTAATGGTCTGTGACTAACCGTATCATCATAAATCATAAAACTGTGCGTTGGACTTGATACAGTTACACAAGTATTTCCATCTTCATCTTGATACACATAAAAAAGCGAACGTCCAAATATATCAACTTGTTTGGATAGTTCGCTTGTTTTATCAAAAATTGAATTAGTGCTGTTCCAGTCTTGCAATGTTTCATTTTCATTATCATCTGGAAGCGTGATTTTGGGAGAGATGCCAGTAAAAAATCCGTTGTAAGTATTAACCAAGTATCTCGGCATATTATTAACTAACTTAGGTGCAACGCCACTAACCTTATTAGGCTTATCTAAAATATCATGCTTTCCAACATAATAAGCCATTAACTTATCATATTTTTCTTTCGCTATCTTTTCATTTCGATTGATTAACCACCTAAGTTCATCAATACTTAATTCTTCTCCCTTAGCATAAAGAAACACATCATTTTTTAGTACCTGAACTTTATCATTAAATGTTTCTGCCATTCTTTCACCGCCTTAAAATAAAACATTCCTAGTAAATTTAATCGTTGGACTACTGTTACCATTTAGTTCTTCTGAACCATATCTAATTGAATCTATACAGTGGTTATATGCGTCAATTGGACGATTAGTATATTCATTAGTTTTCTTGTCTTTCACATAAGTGTAGTTCTGCAATTCTTCAATAGTCTTAACGCAACGATCATCAACCACCCACTTAAATTGCTGCAAGAACTGAATACCCTGAATGATGGAATCTGGTCCCTTTAATGCTGGCCGAATTCGATAGATTCCATCTCTACGCATTTCAGCAATTGATTTCTTTTCAGCACTATCAGCTGTGATTACTTCCTTGCTATAGCCCATATCCTTAATTACTTGAGCTAATTCATTGTTAAGTAATCCTTTCTTAACAAACTCATCAATCACATAAATAATCTTGTTTTTCATATCTATCTTGGTATGAGTAAATGCACTAGGATCGTTAACATAACCGAAGTCAAGACCAAAGTAATCAGGAATATTAACTAAATCCTTGCTATGAGGATCTAATCTACGAGTTTCAAAACTTGGAAAGACCAGCTTATCAAGTGTTGCAAACTCACCTAGTGTATAGATCTTATAATAAGCTGGATTGGTTCTCTTTAAGTCCTCAATTGTCTTGATGTTATCAGCATCTAAGAATTTATTATCCTTGTAAGTCGATTGATGGATTGCTACACGGCTTTTGTCATAATCAGCATTTGGATCAAACCAAGTTGTATAAGTCCAATTAAGCTTGCTGACTGGGTTAAACATACAAAAGATTTGTCGCTGCTTATGCTTAGGTTCGCGAAGTCTAAGCGTTAATTGAGTGTAGTCATTATGATTAAATTCTGACGCTTCTTCCATAACCACATCAGATAAACCCTTGATTGACTTAATTTTTTCTGGATCATCTAATCCCTTGAAAAGAAAAATCGCACCATTCGGTAAATGAATAGTACGGTTAGATTTATTAACTTTACACAGTGGCAAGATCTGCCAGGAAGATAAACAATCAATCACATCAGTAAAGATAGAGTCCTGAATATTTCGATCAACTTTTCGCATCCACAAAACTTTTCTAGGTGTTGGCCAACTCTTAAGAGATTTAAGAACAACCTTTTGAACCACACCATGAGACTTACCAGAGCTAGCACCACCGTACCAGACTTCTGTAAAGTGAGTGTAATCAAACAATGAATCAAAGATCTGACGATTAAACACTTTAGCAGGCTTTGGAAAATTAAGACTTATCTTCGTCATGATCGTTATTAACTGTAAAAATTACCATCAATTCAAGAATTAATGAAGTGATAAACATCCCTGCTCCAATTAATTCAGGCTTAATCAATAATGTTGAAATAACCATAATTGGAATTAACAGCATTGCACTAATCTTCATCATCATAATCACCCACTCCAATATCTATCTTCAAATCTCCAGTTAGTTCTTTCTTATCAGTCCATGCTCCATTACGTTTACCGATAAGTTCAGCAGCCTTAATCCTATCTTTAGCTGAGACTTCAATCCCAGAAAATACACCTTTAGAAGTTGCCACTGATTCAGTCTGTTCACCACGCATAACTGAGGTAAGATATTCCATTACCTCAGTCATATCAGCAGTTTTTTCAGATTGAATTTCAGCATTGCGTTTTTCAATCTCAGCTTTAATGTCTGGTTTTGTTAGGTTTTCTTGACCAATCTTACGCGCAGTCTTTTTAGAATATCCTGCTTTAATAGCAGCTTGAGTAGCATTACCAGAAATAATGTACTCATCAATGAATCTACGTTGTTTTTGAGTTAATTTAGTAATGCTACTCATCTCCTAAAATAAAAAGGTCTAGCTTTTTGCTAGACTGGAATTTAATTTTTAAAATAAGCTTTATTTGACTTTACTTCATGGCTACACGCTGAACATTTATACATATAAGGCTTTGAAGCGTTTAAATAATCCAAGACTTCTTCTCCTTCTAAAGGCATTAATGAAAATTTTCTATATTTATTCCAGCAATGCGGACAGTATTTTCTAGTATCATTTTTTCTGCAAATAAAACCATCATTATCTAAATAAACATCATTTGGTATTTCTAAATACTTTTTTAGTTCATCATATTTTTCTTTCAATTCAAGATTTTGATTTCCCAATCCTATCAATTCTTGCTGAAGAGATAATAATGCATCATTTAATTCACGATTTTTTAATTTTTCTGCTAAAGTTTGTGCATTTTTTAATATAGAAATTGCACTACTAAAAGTTATCATAAATATTCACCTCAAAATAATTATAAAAAAATCAACTCAGAAGTAGTAGAGTTGACATTTTGAGATGAATATAAATTATAAGTCCTTTTTAGGACTATGGGAAATACTGGAATCGAACCAAGCTTAATGTCTCACCATTTAGAGATATTTCCCACCTGTTAAATACATAAATATAGAGAGGAATTCTATTAATGCGGTGAATTAATTTTTATTAACTCACAATATATATTTAACCATACCTAAAGACTATTGAAGTACCATAATTATACCTTCAAAGTACCCTTACTTATATTTATGAAGATCAATAATCGGTTCACATTCATAAAATCTTTGCCAAAAATCAAAGCTATCTGCAAAATCATAAAGAGCTTTCTTACGGGTATATCCGAGCTTGTTATGTTCACAAAATAAAGTCTTTTGAACTTCATCCCATGACTGCTGATAGATAAATAAGCCTAGTAAAACTTTCCTTGAATTATCAGAACAATGCGCAATAGTATCAGCAACAGCCTTAATCATTGCTTCAGCATTAAGTCCACGAATAATTGCAGCTTCATTATGATTTTCTCCATTGCTATGACCAGGAGCTGCACTTAGTACAGGTGACTTTAAATCTAAAAGATCATGTCCGCTCATAAGCAATAGTCTTTCAAGATCCTTAGTTAGAAACTTAGAAACAGATTTTCTAGTTTCTTTTTCATCTAATTCCGGAAATAAACCTAAGCTCACTGTACCCACTCCTATATAACAAACTAATCATAGCCGTATCCGACTAAACCACCATCAACAATCATCAACGCATCTTGTACTGATCTAGCAATTCCATGAATTACGTTATGAGATTGTAAAAACTCGTGAAAACGTAACTGATCCTTACGAGGTTTTCCAGTTGCTGATTTAACCTCAATCATAAAAATCTGGTTATCTACCCAACGATATCCCATTAAATCAGGAAATCCTTGAGGTAATCCCGTATCAAACCACCGTTTATCAATCGTTTGAACCTTACCCACATTTGTACGGAACACGCTACATTTATGCTGTGATAATGCTACCTGAATCAATTTTTGAATTTCATGTTCACTTGTCATCTTGCACTTGTAACTCCTTAGGCGCTTCATTTACTCTTCTGTTACATTTTCTACAAATATAATAAAAGTCATTTGTAAATAATTTTCTATTTGCTACATATTCATGATGACAAAACAATTGTCTACACCATTCCTTAAATTTAAACCAAGCATCTGTAATCATTTCCACTTCACCACCACAGTTTGAAGTTCTCCATCATTGTCATACCCGAAATTGTAATCAACGATAGTAATCTCTTTATGTAAATTTACCCAATCATTAATCTTTTTTACAAATTTATCTAAAAGTTCAAATTCACGTTCAAAAACAAATAATTTCATTAGTTCACTCCTAATATTTCATTTCTATATACCATTCACCATCATCATCAGCTAAAATCTTAGGATTTTTTCCATAGGCGTAAAAGTTATGAATAAAATCATGCAATTCACTAGCTTTTTCTACTTCGATTTGATATTTATAACCACTTTTCCAGTTAGGTCTAAATACTACTTTTTCCTTGGAATTATATTTTCTTAATTCATCTAATAAATAATTATCAGTAATTCTATGAAAGTTTGGAGTATATACATTAATTTTCATTTACTTCTTCTCACTTTCTTGAGTTAATAATTCTGTTTGACTAGCTTCAAGGTTAACCATTACCATTCCTTCACTAATCTCATTAAGTCTATCTAGTGATACATCATTAGTATCAGCAGTAATTTGAAGGGTTACCTCCCCCCCTGATGTCTTAAATGACTTGATATTTCCTTTAAAAATAATTACTTTACCTTGCATGATTAATCCTCCATAAAATAAATATCACAATGTTTTTGTATTTCACCTAAAAGCTCAGGAATTGAGTCGCAACAAACTAACTCATCTTCACAAGTAATTCCTTCACTCGTTTTTAAATCTATTGCGCAATACTCTTCGTCTCCAATTGAAGTTAATAAAACTTCATGTGGAGGTAATGGTACATCTTTAATTTTTAACAAAAGATGATCGCCCACATCGGGCAGTTTCAATTGTTTCATTATTAAATTCCATTTCTATTTATTAGTGCTAAATACGATATAAAACAGCACCATAAAAATCATTGATCCTAACCAAAAAGAAGTTACAGTTTGTAATTTTTCATTATTTGAATGTTCTGAATTATATCCAGACCAAACAAGTAATAAAAAAATTATCAGATATAACGCTCCTTTAGCGTCATTAAATGTCATTACCATATTCATACTAAAGTCTCCTGGGCTAATAATAATTAATTACTGTCCCACTTTAAATCCTTACTCTTCCAAGAGTTTTACCCACCTCTGTCCCAGTGGACAGTAAAAATCGTCTCAACTTTTATTAAGCCGTCTATTTCATCCTTTTTTATAAATAAAAAAGTTTATTAATATTTACTGGGACACTAACCCATATTTAACCCAACATCAACCATATCAATCATCACAGCTATGGACAGTTAGTAGGTCTTTTGGCCCAGTATGCTAACCATTTTTAGCAAATCCACGTATTCTTACACCATTTATACGTTTTCTCGCACCAACTCGATAACCTAAGTGTTCCATAAAATATCTGATGTCTCTGGTATCTTTATTATTTTTATTAAGAGCTTCATCATCTGCAAAAACAGCAAAAGATAAATCGTTGTTTGAAATGAAGTCTTTATCCTTAAATTGATTCTCAAGAACATCCATCAACTGGTCTTCAAGACCAGAAGTGTAACGGAATTGTTCACGATTTTCTTTAAGCAATTCTTCTTGATGTGGAGTTAATAAAAATGGATCTTTAGCAATCTTGTATAAATAAACTGCTTCACCCCATAATTGTTCTACATATTCAGGAATTAAATCAGTAACTGGATTTTTTAGCTGTCGCTTTTTGTTGGCATAAATTGAAATAAATCTACGATCACCACTTCGATCTTTTAAGTGCCGAACTTCATTAGTTGTTCTAGCCATGACAAACTTCTTTTTAAATTTTTCAGCCTTACGTGCGTAAGCTTTACGGTATTCAAACACTTGCATAGTAATGAACTTTTTAACTTCTTCAAATTTAGCTGCATTACTAGCTGTCATTTCATCGTCATTAACAATCACAGCATTTTTCATAACAGCAAAGTCATCTTTATTGGTAAAAGAGTTGAATTGATCTGTATATAGTCCAAGAGGTGCAATGTTTTGTAAAAGTGAAGTCTTACCAACACCTTGACCACCAACAATATCAAGCACGAAGTCGAATTTAGTTTCAGGCTTATAAATCTTTGCAACCACACCCATAAAAAATAATCTTGTAATTAATCGTGTGGTTTCTGTATCTTCTGCACCTAGAAATTCAGGAAAGAACTTATCTAAACGGCGCTTTTTATCCCAATGAGCATAAGCGTGATTCATATAATCAATAACCGGATTATACGAGTTCATGTAAGCAACATTTTGAATAGCCTGATCTAACAATGAATTTTTAAAAGCGACGCCTGTATAATCTTTTGAGCTTTCAATATACAGTTCAATTGAGTTAGTCACTTGATCTGTAAATTGACCTTTTTCAATTTTGAGAGTACCAAGCATAGTTTTTAACTCACCATTCCTAACTACATCAACTTCTTGAGTAAACTCATTAAATTTGAATAAGCCTTGTAAGTTTTTATCACCATTAAGAATTAAGACAGCATTCTTTACAGAATTAGCTTTTAAAGTATTACTGTTTGTTAACTCAAAGGGTGACGGAATATTTTCAGTCTTTTCAAGTTGATCAGCTTCTTTTTTATTAATGTTGATTATTTTTTTTGTCATCACTCACTTGGCACCCCCTCCCTCTTTCTATTTTCTTTTTCAATCATCGAATTAACGGTGCGTTCAACTTCATTTAGTGGCAGTGGATCGGCCGTATTATCGTTGGCAATCACTGCTAATTTAGCAGCTACATAAGGATTAACATTGCGCATAAGCAATCCGCCCATAAAACTAGCCAGATTATCATTGCGTTTTCCTTTGTCACCAAAGCCTTGAATAATAGTTTCAAAAAGATCTGTCGTCTTCGTACGCTTTCGCATCCCTAACAAAACTTCAGCCACTTTAGTTGGCGGAATATCTTTCTGTTTTTCTTTAATCAGATCAAGCAGCCCCTGCGGGGGTGCTTTCATCGGTAAGTTATTGAGCCAACGATATTTTTTATTTCCTAATGAAGATGGAGCTACAACTACATAATTATTTTCATGTGCCTTTAAATCTACACTTGACAAAATTCCGATATTTTGACTGATCTTCACATCCTTTGGCTTTGCAAAGAAGAAATGAAAACCATCATGCGCTGTTTTTTCAGTAAGTGTATCTTTAAACCACTCATCATGATGCAATTCCTTGATTGATTCCATACCATCAACTTCACCAGAATGACGATCAACATCAATCACAAAGAATTTATCTGTTTTCAGTGCAATATTTGCTAAAGGATATTTTTGCCATATTTTTCTAATTTCATCAGGAGTAAGTGGTGGTTTTCCAGCAAACTTGATTAACGGTTTCTTACTCTGACCAATCGGAATAACTGAAAATCCTTTTTCTGCGTAGTTTATGGCATAGTTTACTAAATTAACTAACATAGCTAGAATTCGTAGTCATCAGAATCAACGTTATAATCAATTTTCACCTTAGGTTCTGGCAATTTAATAATTGATTTAATCGTATTTTTCTTAACTTCCCAATCTGTCCAAAATGGATCTGTTCCACAACCCGGATACCATAAGCCATTGCCATGTACTTTATTAATTGCAGTAGGAAAAATTAAAAAATCTTCTCTATGCGCCGTACGCATATAATCATGTACATCATCAACAGAAAGACAAGTATAAAGCGGATAAACTTTACTGCCTAAAACAACCATAATTTCTGTTTTTGGATATTTAATATTCATTGTTCAGTTCCTCCTAAATTATTCGAATGGTAAATCATCATCAGTTATAGTCATTCCACTAGCTGGAAACGGATCTTCTACATTAGCTGTAGTAGGCTGTTCAGTTGTATCAAATTTATAGTTCCGCCAAGGATGATCTGGATCTTTTTTATTGGGACTACTTTTAATAGTTAATTTAAGTAGCTTTCCAATTACTCCTGCATTGTGAAAGGCTTCTTGAATTGATTCATAGTTTTCACTTTCGTTAGCACCAAGAAAAACTTTATCCGGAACATCGAAACCAACCATTGCACCAATTTTTTGAACCATTTTGATACTTCTAGTAAGTACTGTTTCAGGCATTGGATCACCATTTGATTTCTTATCTGCAAGAATTGGTGTAATGTGTTCTTGTCGTCCAGCTTGTTCTCCAGTAACTACATCGAATGAAAATCTAATATAGTCTGTTTGGCTGTTCTTCCATACTCCATGGTTAACCCCGCTTAAACTAACTGTGTAAGTACCATCGGGAATTGGTTGAAATCCTGAACTAATATCATCCTTTTTAGGATCATATTTTTCACTTTTGACCTTTTTTAACGCATCTTCTAATCCCATTATTTACTCTCCTTCTTTTTAGCTGATTGATATTTCTTAATTGCTTCATCACTAAACATACCTTGACAAGTAAGCAGTAAATCTAAAACCCGTTTGTTTGTGATATTTTCTGGAACATATTTAGTTCTAGCAGCCTTTACTTCACGCATGTAAGTAATATTTTGACCAGCACCAACTTTTGAAGTACGAATAACCAGATCACAGTTACCGTTAATGACGTTGTAATACTTATCTTTCAAAGATTGTTTGTAAGTAGTTACTCCTGTATTTTCATCAGTTGTACTAATTTCACGGCTAATATAAATTACATTCATTGGTAAAGCTTTAAGATCCATTACAAATTGTTGTAATGCTGAATTAAACATTGCATATCCTTTACCATATGGAATATCGGATAAAGCTTGAACACCAGCATCAATACAGATAGCTTGCTCAATCATTACGCAAATATCATCAATTACATCAACGACAATTGTCTGGAAGCGTTGGTCAGCTGGTCGCTTAGGATTTTCAACTTGAAGTGCCGTGATAATATCATCAAGTTGCTTAATTGCTGATTGTTGTAACTTTCCGTTCTTATCTCTGATATTTCTAATCTGGAAACTTGGAGCTTGTCCCTGCTCGCTGTTTCCGTCGGTGTTAAGAACTAGTGGGTTTGGAAAGTAACTTGCGAAATATGACTTTCCTGACATTGTTTCTCCCCAGATAAAAAAGTTATGGGGTTGTGATTTTGGCTTTAATTTTTCTACTTTTGGTAATGTAAGCATGTTTATTTCTTCTCCTCTCTGTAAGTAACAATGGTTGTAACTTCTTCAAAATTTTCTCCGAAGTGTTCTACTTTGATGACATTGTGATTTTTCAAAAATTCATTAATTTCGTTGTCAGGTGTACATTCATCAAAAGTTTTTTGTCTAATTGTGTTTGGTTCCCCATCATAGATGATTAATACACTTTCATCGTGATCAGTGTCAGACATCTCTTGGTTTGCTGCCATTGATATAGAATTAGAATATTTAATATCAATTACTTCTTTATCAGCGATAAATTTATTAACTTGGTCTTCTAAAACAGGGATTTTTCCTTTTCGATCGTCCCAGCAACGCCAGTCTTCTTGGTGCATAATCTTAACTTTCATTTATTAAACCTCTCTAAATTCCAAAGTATATGGCTCATACTTTAACAATTCCTCCAAATGTCTTAAGCGCTCATAATCCTCACTAGTAAACTTAAATGCGCTTTTAGCATTTTTAGTTGTATCAACGTAATAAGAACAAGTAACGATTCTTTTATTAATTTCCTTTACATAGGAATTTTTGTTTTTATCAAAAATTACAAACATCATTTAAATATTCCTTTCTTCTTAGCCATAACGTAAGCCCAACCATGGCTGTAGCCATGTAACTTACCGTAAGCTACTAGTTCTCGCATTGTTTTCAGTTCTCCAACTGACTTATCAACTACATTGGTCATTACTTGATCTTGAATAATCTTTTTAATTCGTTCTTTTCTAACCTTAGTTGCCTCAACCAAATCAACATCACTAATTGGCTTAGCTTCATGAACTTTGATAGGCTTACCACATACTGGACATTTACCGTCTTTTACATCACTAGCCTTGACCACTGCAAAACAATAATCACAAGTAACAATTGATAGACCTGGATCTTTCAACAAAGTCTTACTCTTTTGCTTACCAGATTTTATTGCTTGTTTCCAATCTCGATCATCATCTGGATAACCGAATTTTTTGAAGTTATTAGCGTGGTCAATGATGATTGCTGTCTTTCCAGGACGTGGATTTAAACACCGCATTGAAAACTGTAAATACAGTGCAAGTGACGCTGTTGGTCGTGCCATAATTACACAATCAACGTTTGGTAAATCGACACCCTCCGTGAAAAGATTTACGTTAACTAAGATCTGCAATCCTTTCTCTCGAAATTTCCGCACCGCTCTATCACGTTTTTCTTTTGAAGTCGTTCCATCTACTTCAATTGCCGAAATTCCCTCAGAATTGAATTCATTGGCTATTTTTATTGCTGAATCAATTGAATATGTATAAACGACTGCTTGCATGCCTGGAGCAATTCTTTTATATTGCTTTACGATGTGACCAAAGATTTTAGTAGACATAGCTTCTTGCATTGATTCAGCCGTATAATCTCCAGTACTTCCACGCTTTAAGGCTTTTTCATCAAAATCACCTGGTGGCTGGAAATATTTAAACGGTGCTAGGAATCCTTTCTCAGTAAGTTCATGAATTGATTGACCAACAATAATGTCATCTGCAATTTGATCAAGCTGCTGCCGACCTGTTCTATGCGGTGTAGCTGTGAAAAGCAATATTATTGCTTTAGGGAACTTATTCAAAATATTTTGATAGGACTTAGCTAAAGCGTGGTGGGCTTCATCCACTAGAATCACATCAGGTACTGGCAACTTGTCAACTCTTCTAGTGAGTGTCTGAACCATGCCAGCAGTTAAAAGATCAAGATTAACATCTTGATTTTTAAATGTTTTAACTGCTTGATCTAAAACTTCACGTCTGTGGATTAGAAACATAACTCGGTTATTTCTAGTTGTGGTTCTTCTAGCTATTTCAGCCATTACTCACAGTTTTGCCCGTTCGAGGTGGGCTTTGAACAATAATTACTCGATGATGTTGTTTCATTGAACCAATAATTTTATTAATTAAGTCTGTTTGATAAGGTCTTAATTCGTACATTTAGTCACCTAGAAAAGCTTTAAGTGCATGATTTAAAGAATTGTTTCTAGTTGTATCATCACCTTGCAATTGCGCTTCATGAAGTAATCCATCAATAACAGGGCCACGACCATGAAGATGAATTAGGGTATTACCGTCTTCGTCCATAGCTAAAATTGCGTAATCCTTAAACTTACCTGATTTAATATCTTCAAAGTGTCTTTCTAAATCTTTCATATTTTTTTACCCCTCTTACTTAATCAATGTCTTTCTGTTAGCTTTCAAGTGGGCACCGGTAATTTCTTTACCAGCCTTAAGGTCTTCATAAAGTTTCTTTTTATCGGCTTTGATAGTCTTTTCTTCAACTACATAATCGATGGGCAACTTTTTAACTTCTTCAACAATCACAGAATCACGATAATTCCGTGGCTTTAAGATATGATGTTCAGTTTGTAACTCTTTTAATCCAGCATCATCCATTGCGTCTGTAATAAAACTATTAAGACGGTTCTTCTTATTGGTTAACACTTTTATGAACTCTCTAAGTTCAGTCATTCGTTCTTTAGCCCATTTTATTTGGCTGTCATATTTGTCAGATAGTCCAGCTGCACCATCAAGCTTTTGATCTCTAGTGAGTTTTAAACTTTCAATAGTATCTACTAGAACCTCTGGATCTAAGTCTTTTTGTTCTAATTCTTCAATGGCGTTATTAATATCGAAAACATTCATGTTATAATCCTCTTGTATAAATATATTTACTTTGTTGGTCGTTATCTGTTGGCGCAGATAACGACTTTTTTTGTCCGTCTGTAATTGCATTGCTATTTGCAATTAAGTTATTAATCGTAGTCTTGCTTAACGTTTTACTCACCTCCTTAGATATTTGGAAAAATCGCTGTGTACATGATGAATGTAAAAATCATTAAAGCTGCGACTATACTACCTAAACTCAAGATTTCTGTTTCTCTAATAGTGAAATCAGTGCCCATAAATTTATTAATTTTATAATTGATCCATTTACTCATTGCTTATGTTCCTCCATAAATTTATCTAAATCTTTTTTGGCATATCTACGAATTCCATCAATCATTGTGTAGGGAATTTGATATTTTTTTAGCCAAACATCGAACGTAGTCCGACTAATACCTAGGTAAACTGAAGCTTTTGTTTTATTAAAATATCCATACATTGGATTTTTTAATTTCGGAGCTTTTGATTTAGCATCTTGATAAACCAATTCAAATGCTTCGCTCACTAATCCATTAGCTTTTTCTACAGCCTCCATGAGATCACTCCATTCCTAAAACTTTGTAAATCTTCTTTCGAATCTTAACTGATCTAGGATTAGTATTACCTTTAATAGCCAAATTAATCCTTGTTCTACTTTCTCCTAACAAGTCTGCTAACTCAGATTGAGTCATGTTCTTACTTAACAAAGCTGTCTTTATTTCCATTTCAACCTGATTCTTAGCATTTTCTAATCTTTCCTCAATTGGCATATATTCTTCATCTCTCTTTCTGTCTAACGTTTCGAAATTTATTTAGAAAAAAGTTTAGAAATTGTTGACATATTTTAGAAAATTTACTAATATCAATGTATAACAAATAAGCGTTTAAACAGTATCCCCATACTTGAAAAATGCTATTTATTATATTTATAAACTTGTTTTTAAAAATGTTTCGTAACTTGTTGACAAAACTATTATTGCCTAAATATTCTAAATAGTCAACACATATTTAGAATATTTTCTAAATAATTTTGTCAAGGATTGGAGAAACCCTTGATATGATTGAATTTGACAGAACTAAAAAATTAGCAAAAATAAAGAAAATGTCTCTTCGTGAGGTAAATGATAAGGCAAAATTAGGAACAAATTCTATTTACAAATGGAAAACTAATAAGCCAGGTTCAGACGCTCTGGCAGCAGTAGCCAAAGTGTTAAATACTACTACAGACTATTTAAAAGGATTAACAGATGATCATAATCCTTCATCTAATGATAAATCTCAAGCTGATTTAGATGAT